GATCAGATGATCTAATCATTCAGCAAAGGAGAACAACAGCATCAGGTGTTAAAAAAATAGTTTATCAATGTAAAAACTGTCATAAATTTCATAGAAAAACTGATAAATAATGTTACCTAAAAAAATAAACAAAATGAGCATCGAAGAACAAGAGGTGTATTTGATTAAGAAAATGCAGGAATTATATTTGAAAGAGTCAGTATATAGGAGAGCATTGGCAAAGGTGCGAGGTAACCATAAAATAGATTTGTCAGATTTGGAAAGACCTGACTTACTTGAAATGAAAGATGAAGCTGCTGCTTAGAAATAGTAAACCAAAGATTAGGATTAAATATCGCAAGCTCGGAAAGGAGAAGGCTTGGGGTATTGCACATTCTGATGGTTTAATCGAAATTGACCCGTCAGTAAAATCTAAGAAGCATTTAGAGATAGTGATACACGAAGTATTGCACATACTTTTCCCTGAAGCGAGTGAAGAAGAAATTGAGAATAAATCAATAACTTTAACTAAAATATTATGGTCTGAGCATTACAGGAGAATAGAACCTGAAGTGCATCAGCCTTTACAGGATGGCAGTAAATGAAACAGCACACTAAAATATACATGAAATATTTCGGTTATGGAATTGAAGATTTTATTGGCTGTGAAGTATGCGGTAATAAAGCTGTTGACATTCACCATATTGATTCTCGGGGCATGGGTGGCAGCCAAGATAAAGACAAGGTCGAAAACTTAATGGCAGTATGTAGAATGTGCCATGAAAAGTATGGAGATAAAAAAGAATATATAGAATTACTAAAAGAAACCCACAGGAGGTTTATAGACATTTATGGCAAAATATACTGATAAAGAGTTTTTGGATATTGAACTTAAAATGGGGATTAGTTTAAATAATCCGCAATTCATGGAATTGGCAAGAAATACAGTTGCTCAACTCAACGGATATGGTTCAAGTATTTTGGATTATGGATGTGGAGTCGGAGCATACTCAAAGGCAGCAATGGAATTTGGTTTTGACACATACGCATACGAAAAGTTTAAAATCCATAAAGAATATTTAAAAAAGAATTTACCAGAATTAAAACTTGTAACTAAATTAAAGCAGGTAGATATACTTATGTTTATTGAAACTGCTGAACACATGACAGATAATCAAATTATACTAATATTCGAGCAAATAGAGCCTAAATGGATTTTATTCAGCAGCACAAGTCAAAGGATTCCTGAATGGGATGAACAATGGGGTCATATTAATATCAAAGAACAGTCTGAGTGGGATGATTTCTTTTTGAAATTAGGTTACAGGTTGCATAAGCATTTAACATTACCAACAGAATGGAGTAAAATGTATGAAAAAGTCTAATACAGATAAAGTAAAGGTTTCTTTCGGTAAAAAGAAGAAAGGATTAGCAAAAAAATCATTCAATAAACATGACAGAAAAGAACGAAATTATCGTGGTCAAGGTAGGTGAAATTAAACCTAACCCAAACAATCCAAGAATCATAAAGGATGACAAGTTTAAAAAGCTTGTTAAAAGCATTCAGGAGTTCCCACAGATGCTTAATATTAGACCTATTGTAGTTAATGATGACATGGTTGTATTGGGCGGTAATATGCGTTTAAAAGCTTGTAAAGAAGCAGGATTAAAAGAACTGCCTATTATAAAGGCTTCGAGTTTAACAGAGGAGCAACAGAAAGAATTTATTATAAAAGATAATGTTGGATTTGGTGAGTGGGATTGGGAAAGCATAGCGAATGAATGGGATGCTGAACAATTAACAGAATGGGGATTAGATATACCTGATTTTAAACCTATACAGGCAGAAGCACAGGAAGATGATTTTGAAGTGCCTGATGAAATAAACACAGATATTGTTTTAGGCGATTTATTAGAGATAGGAGAACACAGGTTATTATGTGGTGATAGTACAGATAGCGATCAGGTTGCTAAATTAATGAATGGGCATAAGGCTGATATGGTTTTTACTGATCCACCATATGGAATGAAATTAAATGCAGATTATAGTGGTGCTAAAAGTAGTTTATCATTTTTTGGAGAAAAAGGTGTTAAAGGTGGTAAAAAATATAATAATGTAATAGGTGATCATGATGACTTTACTCCTGAATTAATTAATACAATCTTTGCTTGTTTTAATGATTGTAAAGAAATATTTATATGGGGTGCAGATTATTTTGCAGAATTATTACCAAATAAAAATGATGGAAGTTGGGTAGTATGGGATAAAAGAGCAAATGGAAATGATGATTTAGAAGCCGATACAAGTTCAGATAAAATGTATGGAAGTACATTTGAATTGTGTTGGTCAAAAAATAAACATAAAAGAGAAATTGCAAGAGTTAAGTGGGCAGGTATATTTGGTACTGAAAAAGAATTTGATCACAAAAGACATCATCCAACACAAAAGCCTTCATTATTGCCACAATGGTTTTTTAATAAATGGGGTAATGAAAATGATTTAATAGCAGATTTATTTCTTGGTTCAGGTTCAACTATGGTTGCTGCTCATCAATTAAAAAGAAAATGCTATGGTATGGAACTTGATCCTAAATATTGCCAAGTAATAGTAGATAGAATGATGAAACTTGATCCGAGTTTAGAGGTCAAAAGAAATGGTAAACCTTATTTTAAAACAGGCGAATAACAGACGATGCCAATAAAAAACGAACACTTAAACCAATTTAAGAAAGGCGAGTCAGGTAATCCTAACGGAAGACCGAGAAAGTATGTAAGCCTTTTAAAAGAACAAGGATATAAGCTATCCGAAATAAACGATAGCATACAGGCAATGATGTCAATGACTATTGAGGAATTAAAAGCTGTTTGGGATAACCCACAGGCAACAGTACTTGAAAAGACAGTTGCACACGCAATGAGAAAGAGTTTAGAGAAAGGAAGCCTTTATTCACTTGAAACATTACTGACAAGAGTATATGGTAAGCCTAAAGAACAAATGGATATCAACACAGATAATAAGGTGGAGATCGTATTTGTTGAAGGCAAATCAATATTATGAGAATTGAGTTTTCTGCTGCACATATTAATCAAAAGCCTATTCTTGAAAGTCAAGCAAGATTTAATGTGCTCATGTGCGGTCGAAGATTCGGCAAGAGTGAACTGTGCCTGATTAAGATTGTAAAGACTGCTTGTTTCGGTCAGAATCTTGCATACATAACCCCAACATACAAACTTGCAAAAGTATTCTTTAATAAGTTAAGTAATGCCCTGCCTTATCCAAAAAACCAATCAGACCTGAAGATTGACTTTCCGAACGGTGGATCAGTTGAGTTTTTTACAGGTGAAAGGTTAGATGGTTTACGAGGTCGGAAGTTTCATGGGGTTATAATAGATGAAGCAGCTTTTATTTCAGATTTAGAAGCAGGTTGGCTTAACTCAATCAGACCTACCCTAACAGACTATAAAGGTTGGGCAATGTTTCTAAGTACACCAAGAGGACAGAATTACTTTTATAGCCTATTCAATAAAGGTGGTGAAAAAGATTGGGCAAGTTTTAAATATAGCACATACGATAACCCATACATAGACCGAGAGGAAATAGAAGATGCCAAAAGGCAGTTACCTGCTGCTGTATTCGAACAGGAGTATATGGCTAACCCTATGGAGAATGCAGCTAACCCATTCGGAAACGACTTTATCAGGAATTGTATTCGACCAATGAGTAACAGAGAACCTATTGTGTTCGGGATAGACCTTGCAAAGTCTTATGACTGGACTGTTATCATAGGATTGGATTCTGAGGGCAATACAGCCTATTTTAGCCGGTTTCAGAAAGATTGGAATACAACCAAGCAAGAGATACTGAACTTGCCTAAAAAGCCTATTATAATCGATTCTACGGGGGTAGGTGATCCGATATTTGAAGATCTTCAAAGGGCAGGACTGATCATAAATGGCTTGAAATTTACCCAAAACAGCAAACAACAGTTAATGGTCGGACTGCAAACAGCCATCCAAACAGGGCGAATAGGCTATCCTACTGGTTTGATTGTCAATGAGTTAGAAGTATTTGAGTATCAATATACAGCATCAGGGGTTAAGTATTCTGCTCCTTCAGGCTTTCATGATGACTGCGTAATGGCTTTGGCTTTGGCATGGCATAACATGAACTTTAAGGCAGGTTCAGGTAGGTATAATTTTCTTTAAAAAAAAGTTTAGTTTTTTGCACTTTGTATTAAAATTATGTTTATCTTCGATGTATAAACAAAACCACTTATTATGACAAAGCAAGAACAAATCAAAGATTTAAGAGATCAGTTAGACAATTTGAATTTAGAAATGCCACAATCATTTTTTCATTTAGAACAAAGAAACAAAACTGCATTTTTAATCACCATGCAGTTGGAGAAATTAGAAAATCCAACAGCATACAATGAAAACGAAAATCATTGGGAAGGTTACGAATTAAGATTCTAAAACAAGGGCAGCAATGCCCTTTTAAATCACTATTATGAAACTATCAATTTACAAGTTATCAAATTTTACTCCAAACGCAGAACAGTATGAAGATTATTGCAATATCTTTAATCTTCCGAGTTTAAAATATGGATATGTGGAAATTTTAGGCGATAAAATAGGAGTTATAAATAAATCAGAATTAAAAAAATATATAAAGATTGCACATAGAACATATGACAATATAAATAAAAAATTTATTGATGGCTTTCTTTTATTTAATAGAAATCGTACAGAATCAATTTTTGTAGAATTATAAATAACAAAGGGGTGCAGCATCCTATCAACTGCAAATAAAAATCACTATTATGAAAAAGGAAAACTTAAACTTAATTTTAGCTTTATTGATCGGTGCAATCATTATTGGTTTACTTCAAGACAATTACTGTTTATGAAACTACATAACAAAGACGTCATAATTGACTTGCTTACAAATAAAGATCATTTAAGGGATAACGATCAGGCATTGATAGCGAATATATGGTGGCGAGAATTAGTCACACAGGGTAAAGACAAATCAACTGCCTTTGAATTGCTTAAAGTGTTTTCTGAGGGTAAGCTATCCAATCCCGAATCAATTAGAAGGTCAAGACAAAAGATACAGGAAGAACAACCTGAACTAAGGGGGAAAAGCTACAGAGCAAGACACAGGGAACAAGATAATGTTAAAGAACAATTAGGTTATTATTAAAATTTTATTTATATTTGTAAAAACTATTTATTATGAAAATTAAATTAATTAAAGAAACAGATTTTGCAGGACACTTTATTTATTTCGTTATGATAGACGATAAATATGCTTCAGGAACAATGGTAGCAAATGAGGAAAAAGCACTTGAAATGTATGAATTTATTGTAGCGAATAAAGGGGAAAAGAAAGTAGAAATAATAAAACAAATAGAAATATGATCGGTGAATTATTAAAAAAAACAAGACAAGAACAATCATTAACGCAGAAACAACTTGCTGCAAAATCAGGAATCAGCTTTGTTTCTATAAACAGAATTGAAAATGGCAATCCACCAAGATTATCCGTTATTGAGAAGATTTTTTCAGCTTTGGGAAAGCGAGTCACAATCAACCTTACAGATAATACTGAAGTGGTCGGTTAGTGCTTTATGGATTCTAATAGCATTCGCAATATTCTTTCCAATTATATTGGCAGGAATATATTTTAAACTCGAAGATTGTTATAACAAAATACATTACTAATGACTTGGCAGGATTTAAACTTATTCCAATATCAGCAGCTCGTTAATGCTTTTAAAATAGATGATGATATTGACAAGACTGTAAAGCTAATCAGCATTGTTACAGGAAAGACTGAGAATGAGGTGCTATCTATGTCTATTGCTGATTTCAATAAGGCAAAGGAAAATTTAAACTTCTTGGCTGAGGAAATAGAAGGAAAGCCTGTCAAGTACATTGATGTAAATGGAAAACGTTATAAGTGTATCTATGATGTCAGGAATATACCTGCTGCTCGTTATGTAGAAAGCAAAGTGTATGGAGCTGATCTCGTAACAAATATTCACAAGTTAGCAGCGACAATGGTTATGCCAATGAAAAAGACTTTGTTTGGTTGGAGGCTTGACAAATACGATGCGAGTAAGCATGAGGAATACGCACAGGATATGCTCGAAGCAAGATTCGTTGACGTTTACCATTCTGCAATTTTTTTTTTAAGTGTATTTCTGAACTTGATAAAATGTTCGGAGGACTTTTTGATTCAGAACCTGAAGGAGATGAAAATCCCTTCGGATCAAACAGAAGCGGTTCAAGATTTCTTGAAGTATATGGATGGCACTATACCATATATGAAATTGCCAAACTCAATAATATTACAGCTGAAGCTGCGTGGGAAATGAGAGCAATAGAATATTTAAACTGTTTGGCTTATCTAAAAGCTGAACGAGATTTTAAAAAGCAATAGCAGTTGTTTTGGTTGACACCCTGCCTTTTTAGGTGGGGTTTTTTGTAGTTATTATCTATGTTTTCAGACATTTATAAGTGTGAGCATTAGTAAAGCACAGGCAAGAGAATTTTTAAATGGCTACCTACAATCACTCGGGGATGTATATAAAAAAGACCCAATAGTAGGAAAGGCAATCGAATTGCTTTTATTCAAATATGCAGAGGAATGGAATAAAGAAGTTAAACTAAACTTAACAAAGTCTAAGGCTATTGCTTCAGGCGGTCTTTACGATGTATCTGTTCCGATAGTTAAGCAAACACCTTCAGGGTATGTGGTTGAGTTTGGATATCCAATTAACTCGAAAGCTGCAAAGTATTACGATTACGTAAATAAGGGTGTAAAAGGAACGCAGAATAAGAAATCAAACTCAGGTGTTTATTCTTTTAAAAGTCCATATCCGAATAGGAGAATGGCTGCTTCAATTTACTCATGGCTTAATAGTGCGAGGAAATCAGTCAGGAATGTACAGCAAGCTACAACACCACTTGAAAAGAAAAGAACAAAGCTAAAGAAGATGCTAACCGAAGCAGATAACAAAAAAAGGTTAGCTTATGCAATATCGACTAAAATAAAAAGAGATGGTTTAAGAGCAACCTATTATGTAGATAAAGCAATGAAGACAGTATTTAATGCTGATTTTAGAGCAGCAGTAGGCGATGCACTTGATACAGAAATAACAATACAAATTAGAGCAATAAATGGCAGCAGTAATAAGTGAAACTCCAGCAGCATATAGTCCTGCACATGAGGATTTATGGTTTAAGTTTACTTCAGGAAACTCAGGTACAACTAACTTTAAATTTGTTGTGAACGTAATCGTTAATGGAGATACAGCAACAACAATAAAGGTATTTCCTGATGCTTCAGGATATGGATTTTACAATGCAAGTCCTGTAGTCAGATCATACTTCCAAAATTATTTTGAGCCTTCAGGTAACTCAATACTCGCAGCATCAAGCGACAAGTTCAAAGTTAGCTATGTAATTCAGGCAGGTGAGGAAGTGAGTGGAGTCATTACAACAAATCAGGCTTCAGGAACTTACACAGCAGCTAACTATTATAGACCGCTATTCTCAGATTGGTATGCATCAGGATCACAAACTTTCAGCAGTTATTATGCAGCACCTTTAACTCAGTATGAAGATGACTTTCTAACTGAGAAAGATTTAAACTTTAATGCTTCACTTTCAGATAAAGTTTTTGTTAGCTTTTTTAGAAAGAATACAGGAACATATACAGCTTATTGCGATGTGGTAAATGAAGCAGGAACTACCTTGTCATCGCATAACGCAACAATATCTTTGAATGAATTTAATCTTTTAAATATTGGAACAGACGCAATCAACACATGGGCAGGAAGCACTCTTATTGGAAGTTCAGCCTATGGATATAAATTCTACATTAACAGAAGTGGACATTCAAGTCGTAAGATATTTGTTCGACTTAAATGTTACCCAAAGTTTCAGCCAATTAACCTTTATTTCCTCAATCGTTTAGGAGGTTGGGATACCATGAAATTTGCATTAGTAAATCGCAGGATTTCAAGTTTTGAAAGAAACACATTCCAAAAACCACAATGGCAGACTTTAGATGGAAGTAAGAAAATAACTGATGCTTATAATAGACTGAATGAAACAAGTATAAACTTTTCTATTCAGCATACAAATAAGATGAGTTTAATATCTGATTGGATTAGTGAACAGGATTCATATTGGGGACAGCAGTTAGTTGCAAGTCCACAGGTTTACATGGAAATGAACGGAGGTTACTTCCCTGTAACGATAGACGAGAATCAATACGAGTTCAAATACGATAATTTCAATAAGACATTCAATATACAGTTAACCGTTACAGTTGGCAGAGTTATAAACAGTCAATTTAGATGAGGACACAGATATTCATAAATAACGAGGAACTTGATTTAGTAAAAGACATTGATGCTGAATTTACATTCGCTATTGATGACATTGCTGATTTTGGTAGTAAGAATACTACCTTTTCGAAGACAATAAGCATTGCAGGATCAGCTCAAAACAATAAGGTATTTGGATTCATATTTGACTTAGGTAATTCTAATTTCACAAATGATGACAATACGAATGTTAACTATGACTTTAATGCTTCTAAGGTTGCACCTTGTAGGATATTTGTAGATGGGATACAGATATTTAAAGGGGTATTGAGGATAATGGAGATCGTAATCACAGGATCAACTATAGAATATCAATGTTCCGTTTATGGGGATTTAGGAGGATTTATTTCAGCTTTAGGAAACAAGAGATTAGAAGACTTGGATTTTTCTGATTATAACGAAGACTGGACACTCGCAAACATTACTGGCAGTTGGAATAACATAAATGCTTCAGGGGTTTATTATCCTTTGATTGATTACGGAAACGTAACTTCAAATAATGTTGATTTTGACTTTAAGGCTTTTAAGCCTGCTTTGTATGTTAATGAATATTTAAAAAAGATTAAAGAAGGTTCAGGATATACTTGGGATTTCCCTTTACTCGAAACTAACCTGCTAAAAAGATTAGTTGTGCCTTCGAATAAGGCAGTTATATCAAACCCGAGTAATTCAGCATTTAATGCAACTGCAAACGCAGCAACTTACACAACAAATCAATATCCGAATTTTACAGTAGTAACTGCAGGGGATTTTACTTTAAGTTCAGGAAATATATACAAATATAACGGAGCTGCGAGTTTACCTTCCACAATAACTCTTGAATTACAAGGTTCAATATTGGACGTATATCCTGATCCACCACCTGACACAAATGTAACAATAAGTTTACAACTTAATG